AGCTGGCGCACCCTATTGTAAGCTCTAGTCACATAAACAACCTACAGATTAAACTGGTCAATGGTGCAACCATAAGCCTCAAAGGTGCCGATAGACCTGAAACTATGCGTGGTGTGTCTCTCGCCTTCCTAGTGATGGACGAGTACGCTGACATGAAGCCAGAGGTCTTTGAGCAAATCCTTAGACCTGCCTTGGCTGACCAGAAAGGTGGTGCATTGTTTATTGGTACACCTATGGGGCGTAATCATTTTTACGACCTATACAAGTACGCAGAGCTAGAGGACGATGAGTCCTATACAGCATGGCACTTTACAAGTTACGACAATGAGCTACTAGACCCAGATGAGATTGACCTAGCTAAGAAGTCTATGTCCTCCTATGCCTTTAGACAAGAGTTTATGGCATCCTTTGAGGCCAGAGGCTCAGAGATGTTTAAGGAGGAGTGGGTCAAGTTCGGTGAGACACCGGAGATAGGTGACTACTACATCAGCATTGACTTAGCTGGCTTTGAGGACGTAAGTAAGAAAAGAACTAAAAACTCTCGACTAGACGAGTCAGCAATTGCCGTTGTAAAAGTCAACGAAAACGGATGGCACTTAGAGAACATTATATACGGTAGATGGGACTTAGCGGAGACAGCTAGAAAGATCTTTGAGGCTGTGCGAGACTACAGGCCCATCAGTGTAGGCATAGAGCGTGGTATCGCTAAGCAAGCTGTGATGTCACCGTTGATGGACTTGATGAAGCAGCGTGGTAGATTCTTTGTTGTAGAGGAGCTAACCCACGGCAACAAAAAGAAAACAGACAGAATCATGTGGGCCTTGCAGGGTAGATTTGAAAACGGTCAGATTACTCTAGGCAGGGGAGAGTGGAACAGTAAGTTCTTAGATCAACTGTTCCAATTTCCTGATGTATTGACACATGATGACCTTGTGGATGCCTTTGCGTACACAGATCAACTGGCTAAGGTAGCCTACAGTTATGACTTTGAGATAGACGATCTTGAGGTCTTGGACGTTGTAACAGGATATTAACATGGCAACAAGGGCAGGAACTAGAGCACGATCACAGGGTGCTAAACGTAAATCTAAGTCGAGGGTAAATGAGGCTGGAAACTACACAAAGCCCACCATGCGTAAGAACCTATTTAATAAAATCAAAGCAGGTGGCAAAGGTGGCTCCCCCGGACAATGGTCTGCGCGGAAAGCCCAGATGCTGGCAAAGCAATACAAAGCCAAAGGAGGAGGATACCGATGAGAGGTGTACCCCACTATACCAGAGAAGGCAAGGAGTGGACAGGAAACACTCACAAAATGCCAAACGGACACTTGCATACGCATAAGTCCCACGGAAAAACAAGCCAGCGTTTGTTCCATTTTAAAGAACTGAGCAAGACTGCACAAAAGAGAGCCAGATAATGGCTATAAGAGCAGGAACTAGAGCCAGAGCGCAGGGGGCCAAGCGTAAATCTTCAGGAGGGCTAAAGAAGTCTCAGCAGTCCTTAAAGAACTGGACTAAGCAAAAGTGGCGTACAAAGTCAGGTAAACCTAGCACTCAAGGGCCAAGAGCCACAGGTGAACGCTATCTACCGTCCTCTGCTATAGCTTCTTTGTCTCCGCAAGAGTACGCAGCCACCACTAGAAAGAAAAGAAAAGACACAAAGGCCGGTAAACAGTTCAGTAAGCAGCCCAAGCGCATTGCTTCTAAGACTAAACGCTCACGTTAAGGGTAAACAGTATGGATTATGGCGACAACGACGTTCTGTCGAGTGACGAACACCTAGAAAACTGGGTAATGGCTAAGTGTGACTCATGGCGAGACCACTATGAGTCTAATTACGCAGAAAGATTTGAAGAATTCTACCGTTTATGGCGTGGAATCTGGGCAGCAGAGGACATGGAGCGCAAAAGTGAGCGTTCACGTATCATTTCCCCTGCATTACAGCAGGCTGTAGAGTCTAGTGTAGCTGAGATTGAGGAGGCCACCTTTGGTAGAGGCAAGTATTTTGATATTACGGACGAACTTGGCGATGCTGAGTCGCAAGATGTCGTGTATTTACGGCAAAAACTGCACGAGGACTTTGAAAAGACACAAATTCGCAAGCAAGTAGGCGAATGTCTCATCAACAGTGCAGTATTTGGGATGGGTGTGGCTGAAGTAGTGCTGGAGGAAGTCAAAGAGATGGCTCCTGCTACACAGCCCATCATGGACGGTCAGCTACAGGCAGTAGGTGTGAACGTCACAGACCGCACAGTAGTCAAGCTGCGCCCTGTACTACCTCAGAACTTCCTAATTGACCCTGTGGCTACCTCTATACAGGACGCCATAGGCGTTGCTGTGGACGAGTTTGTGCCTCGACACAAGGTACAACAGCTACAGGAAGAAGGTGTCTATAGGGACGTGTACGTAGGTCAGGCGGCTAGTGATTATGACCTAGAGCCAGATCAAGACCTTACCAGCTACGACGAAGACAAAGTACGCCTAACTAAGTACTACGGTCTTGTACCTCGCTATCTCTTGGAGATTGGTGAAAAGGAAGCAATGCTTGCCGATGATGAGGACATTGCTGATATTGAAGTAGAGGAACCGGAGAAAGACGAAGATGCAAGCTATTACGTCGAAGCTATTGTGGTTGTGGCTAATGGAGGCATCCTGCTAAAGGCAGAGGCAAACCCCTACATGATGCAGGATCGTCCTGTAGTTGCCTTCCCTTGGGATGTGGTTCCCGGTAGGTTCTGGGGCCGTGGTGTGTGCGAGAAAGGCTACAACAGCCAGAAAGCACTTGATACAGAGCTTAGAGCACGTATTGATGCCTTAGCCCTAACTGTCCATCCAATGATGGCTATGGACGCTACACGGCTTCCTAGAGGCTCTAGACCAGAGGTACGCCCCGGTAAGATCATCTTGACCAATGGTGATCCTAAGTCTGTACTGAATCCATTTAACTTTGGTCAAGTCAGTCAGATTACCTTTGCACAGGCAGCAGAACTACAGAAGATGGTTCAGATGTCTACAGGTGCTATTGACTCCGCTGGTATCCCCGGCAGTATCAATGGTGACGCTACGGCTGCTGGTATCAGCATGTCCCTTGGTGCAATCATCAAGCGCCACAAGCGTACTCTGATTAACTTCCAGCAGTCCTTCTTGATTCCTTTTGTTAAGATGGCTGCTTGTCGTTACATGCAGTTTGACCCAGAGAACTACCCTGTCAAAGACTACAAGTTTAACACTACGTCTACACTAGGCATCATTGCTCGTGAGTACGAAGTCACACAGCTTGTGCAACTACTGCAAACCATGCCAGCAGAGTCTCCGCTGTACAACACGCTGATTCAGTCAATTATTGACAACATGAACCTGTCTAACCGTGAAGAACTGATGGCTAAGCTATCTCAGGCAGAGCAAGCGTCACAGCCTACGGAAGAACAGCAACAGATGCAACAACAGGTTGCACAGGCACAGATGGCCTTCCAGCAGTCACAGACAGCGGCACTCAACGGTCAAGCACAAGAGTCTTCCGCTAGAGCGCAAAAGATTGCCGTAGAGACACAGCTTGCACCACAGGAGCTACAGATTGACCAGATTAAGGCAGTCACAGCTAACCTGAAGGCAGGAGACCAAGACGACAAAGAGTTTGATCGTCGTATGAAGATTGCCCAGACATTCTTGAAAGAGAAAGAGATTGATCTAAAAAATCAACCTGTGCAACCCATGCAACCCATGCAACCCCAGCAACCCCTCCAACTGAGACAAGGATAGACTGATGGTAGTCACACGCACAGAGCTAATGGAAATTGTAGACCAAGTTAACAAGAAGTTTGAAGAACTAGAGTCTAAAATTAAAGAGCTTGAAGCTAAGAAACAGCCGGTTAAAAAGCCAGCATCAAAGGCAGCATAATTATGGCAACACGACGGGCCAAGCCTATACGCAAGACTACAGGCAAGGGTGGAAACTATCGCTCTACTAAGTCTGGCGCAGGCATGACTGAGAAAGGCGTAAAAGCGTACAGGGCCGCTAATCCCGGTAGTAAGCTCAAAACTGCTGTTACAGGTAAAGTTAAAGCAGGGAGTAAAGCGGCTAAACGCCGTAAATCTTATTGCGCTAGGTCAGCAGGGCAACTAAAAAGAAGTTCCGCTGAAACTAGGAACGACCCCAATTCTAGAATTAGGCAGGCTAGAAGACGGTGGAAATGTTAAATGCCTCAAGGAGATGATTATGCCCGGATACGGTATGGGATACGGTAAAAAAGCAATGAATGGCAAGAAGAAAAAAAAGCCAATGATGAATGGTACAAAGAAAAAGATGGGTAATCGTAGAGGCCGATAATGCTGATAGAATCAGTTGCAGCCGCTTCTGCCATCTTGTCGAGTCTGAATGGGCTGATAAAGACAGCTAATGAGTCTGGGCAGGGTATCCAGCAACTTATGGGTACGATTAGCGACTTTGGAGAAGCCCTAACAGATTTTGAAGTAGAGCGTAAGTCTAGTACCTTCAAGCCCCTGAGTCAGAGCGAGATCTTAAAGCTCACTCAGATTAAGAAAAGCTATGAGAGATACTGGAAGGACGTACACGACATATTATTAGTGGCAGATCCAGAGACTTTGGAGGCGTTCAAAAAAGCTAAGGCAGAACAGGAGCATGCTCGACAGGAGCACCTGCGCTTTATAGCTCGTAAGAAGAAAGAAAGAGACAAGTTGATACAGCAAGTGTCAGTGGGTGCTCTTGTGTTTATTCTGGGCGCTGCAATTGCAATTGGTGTATTATCTATCGTTATAAAAACATTTAGTTAAATAACACTTGACAAACAGTCAAAAGTATGCTATAATGTAAAGGTACATTAGTGTACACAAGTATTCTTTAACAAAGGTAAAATACAATGACTCAAGAGTTAGAAACTTATTTCAACAATTACTTTGCTATGTTTCGTTCAGAAGGCTGGAAGCAGCTAATCTCTGACTTAGGCAGTAATGTTGCACAGATCAACTCAGTAGAACTTACTACGGATAACGATAACTTGAACTTTCGCAAAGGTCAGTTAGCTATCCTAGCAACCATATTGAATCTTGAAACACAGATTGACAACGCCCATGCTGAAGCAGAATCAGAAGAAGACACTGAGGAAGCTCTAGATGAGGCTGTTTGATTTTAGATGTTCTTGCGGACAATTGTTTGAAGATTTAGTTAAGTCTAATGTCACAACTTCTAGGTGCAGTTGTGGCTTAGACGCTAAACGTGTTATCTCTCCAGTACGCTCTAATCTGGAAGGTATCAGCGGAGACTTCCCTGATGCCGCAGATAGATGGGTCAAAAGACGAGAATCACACATGGCACACGAGAGAAGGCAATCCTCATAGAGAACCTTCATAATAAAGCTCTCCACAATACTAAGGTACGGAGTTAATAATGGCTAAGATTATTGAACCTGAGCGTCAACAGGATAACCAAGACGATCAACAACTAGAAATGTTTGCAGAGGAACAGCAGGAAACCCCTGAAATACAGGAACCTGAGATACCTGATAAATACAGAGGTAAGTCCGCTGAAGAACTTGTACAGATGCACCAAGAAGCTGAGAAGCTATTGGGCCGACAGAGTTCTGAAGTAGGTGAGCTACGTAAGGTTGTTGATACGTATATCCAGACTCAACTCACTCAAGATCAACAAGAAGCACCCCAACAAGTCGAAGAAGTAGATTGGTTTACAGACCCCGATAAGGCTGTAGACAGGGCAATTCAGAACCATCCTAAGATTAAGGAAGCTGAAGCACTCACTCAACAATATAAGCACAGTACTGCAATGTCAGAGCTACAACGTAAGCACCCTGACATGCAGCAGATACTACAAGACGCTAACTTTGCTGAGTGGATCAAAGCATCTAAAGTCAGGACTAGACTGTTTGTATCGGCAGACCAGCAGTACGATCACGAAGCCGCTGATGAGTTATTTAACTTATGGAAAGAGCGACAGAATATTGTACAGCAGACTGCACAGGTTGAGCAACAGGCTCGAAGGCAGACAGCTAAAGCTGCTTCTACTGGTAACGCCAGTGGTAGCTCTGAATCAGCACCTAAGAAAATCTATAGACGCGCAGACATTATTAACCTTATGAAAACCGACCCTGATCGCTACGCTGCTCTACAACCAGAGATTATGAAGGCGTATGCAGAAAAACGGGTCAGATAGTATATCTTAGGAGATATTTATTATGACTGATTCCACATATCCCGCAACTGGCGGGTTCGTTGACAACACTAGCGCAGCTACTTTCATTCCAGAAATCTGGAGTGACGAGATTATTGCTGCGTATCAAAAGAACCTTGTCTTGGCAAACCTTGTCAAGAAGATGTCTATGGCTGGCAAGAAAGGCGACACGATCCATGTGCCTAAGCCTGTCCGTGGTGATGCACACGCTAAGGCAGAGAACACTGCTGTAACGGTACAGAACGCTACGGAAAGTGAAGTCCAAATTTCAATCAACAAGCACTTTGAGTACTCTCGTCTGATTGAGGACATCACCGACGTACAAGCTCTGGCATCTCTGCGTCAGTTCTACACGGAAGACGCTGGTTACGCTCTGGCTAAGCAAGTTGATACCGACCTGCACTCTTTGGCTACTGGCCTTGGTACTTCAGGCACATCTTCAACTACTTATGCAAATAACGACGGTACGTTCTTTGTAGACGCCTCTAATGGCTTGACTGCCTATGCTGTTGACACTGTTGTTCCTGCTGACGTATTTACTGATGCAGGCTTCCGTGGTATTATTCAGAAGCTGGACGATCAAGACGTGCCAATGGAAGGACGTAACTTTGTTATTCCTCCTTCAGTCCGCAACACCATCATGGGTATTGATCGTTACGTAAGTTCAGACTTCGTAAACAACGGTCAAGTAACCAATGGTCAGATTGGTCAACTATACGGCATTGACGTATTTGTTAGCACCAACTGCCCTGTTGTTGAGACTGCTAGTGCTAACTCTGCTTCTTCTGTAGACTCTCTGGGTGCTCTGTTGTTCCAGCGAGATGCAGTTGTAATGGCTGAGCAACTGGGTGTTCGCTCTCAGACTCAGTACAAGCAAGAGTTTCTTGCTAACCTGTTCACCTCAGATACTCTGTATGGCGTTGCTGTACTGCGTCCTGAGTCAGGTTTAACTTTGGTTGTTCCTAAGTAATAACCATCTAACTGGGGGCTGCTACGGTGGCCCCTAGTTTTATTAAGGTATCTTAATATGAGTTTAGTAGGGCAGTTGATAGGGCCAGTCACAGGCTTGCTAGACAAATTTATCGAAGATAAAGACCAAAAGGCTATGCTTGCCCATAAGATCGCTACGATGTCGGAAGAACATCATCAGGATCTTATGAAGGCTCAGATAGAGGTCAATAAAGTAGAAGCAGCTAGTTCTAATTTGTTTGTTTCTGGCTGGAGGCCCTTTATTGGCTGGACGTGTGGACTGGGCATGTTCGGTAATTTCATCACAATTCCATTTGCTAACTTTGTGTTAGCTCTAGTATCTATAGATATAGTTATTCCTCTAGTGCCTCTAGAAACTATGATGCCTGTCCTCATGGGCATGTTAGGGTTAGGCGCTATGCGTTCATTCGAGAAGACACGGAAATAATCAGTGGCAGAGTCTTTCTTTGACATAGATTTTAGTCAACTACCTGTTGGCCTTGCACCCCCACGCCCTAGAATTACTAGTGGCTCAAGTCCTACTGTTCTTGATTTAGGAACTTCAGGCGCACCTGCCATGAACTATTCAGGGTTAGGCGATGCAATAAACAACTATCGCAATGATTTATCAAAAGGTGCTGACTACTTTGAAATTGACGATGTTGATAGAATAGACGGTTATTACGATGACATCTTTAAAAACACCTTGGGCAGCGAAGCTGGCGTTTTTACTGACCTTGATCTTTTAGGTGGAGAAGCCTCTATAGGAGGAGCACAAGCTCCGTCTAACACAATAAACATTGACTACAACACATACTTCAGAGAAGTAAATCCTCCTGCTTACCTAAGAAACTTTAGATCTCCAGCTACTACAGAAACTGCTGTAGCTGCTTATTCAAACATTGGTAATCTACAAAATTCATCTGATATAGCTTCTGCCCTTAGTAATTACTATGGGTATGAAATAACGCCTACTGCACAAAACTTAGGGAGATTCGGTGGTGATCGTGAGTTATACACAGGATCATCAGCAGGGCAACTAGCAGAGTTTCATTCTCTAGTAGAGCCTATTTTATCTGAGCAGATTCCTTTCTTACAGACAGTAGAAGGTCTAAGCTATCAAGATGCTTTACAAGAGGCTTATAAGCGCGACCCCATGTTGCAGGCGTTGTACTACAAGTATGACGTATCTCCTATTAGGTACGGGCCTTCTGGGTCTGAGTATACATATGACCCCTTTTCTTATGGTGAGATTAGGAGAGTAAAGTCCAAAGATCTTAACTTTGTTGAAAAAATTATTAGAGCAGCGCCTACATTAGCTCTTTCCTTTGCGTTAGGCCCAATAGCCGGTAATGTACTAGCATCAACAGGTATTGCAGCGGCAGGAACTACGGCTAATGCTGTTCTATCTAGTGCACTTTCCAGTGCAGTGACAGCAGGACTACAAGGGGCTGATCTTGAGGAAGCTCTGACAGCGGCTGCAATAAGTGGAGCGACAACTTACGGCAGTGAGTTTTTTTCAGGAGCAGGTGGTACTGAAGCAGGTGCTATAGACCCTACTGCCCCAGAGTTAACTTTTGATTCTATAGATCCTACTGTTCCTAATAATATTATAGACATAGCAGGAGATCCTTCTGCTTTTGCAGGGATTGACATTGGGGCTTTTACTCCTGAAGTTGCTGGCTCTGCTTTAACTAATGCACAACATTTTACAAATACTATTGAAAGAATTGTTCAAGATGTAGGAGGAGACGCTGCTTACGAAGCGTTGACTCCAGATCAGTTTGGTCAGCAATTACTTAAACATGGAGGAGAAAGGGCTTACAGACAGATATTTGAGTACTCAGGTGCTTCAAGATCTTTATTAGATCTTCCTAATGAAATAGTTTCTTTAGCCGGTGGCATAGGAAATGCTTTACCTGACTATATAATGAGTACAGAAATGGAGGACTTTATTAGACCTCCTGCTTCACGTACAGAAACAATAGTTGATGTTAGTGACTTTGAACTTCCTGAAGAACGCTTTGAGCCTATCAGACCACCACAGCCTCCTACACAGACGCCCGGAGGTGGCGGTGGAGCATCAGGAGGAGCATCATCTGCACCAGCAACATCGGTAGTTTCCCCGTCTGCTCCTAGTGCGTCTGTAACACCTGTTGTACCGCAGCCTATAGTTAGTGCGCCGGGATCAATTACAGGCTCTTTGTTCTCTAGTGTTGTTCCTGCACTTGCAGCGGCGGCTGTCACATCACCGTCTACACAACCTACAGTAGCTCCTCCAGCTACACCTATAGCTACTACTGCTCCTACAACAGAGCCTACGCCTACTACAACTACAGAGCCTACAGACATCTTAGAGGACACTACTGCTGAAGACACTACTGCACGGTTAGAAGCAGAAGCACAGGCACAAGCTGAAGCAGAAGCACAAAGGCAAGCACAAGAAGAAGCACAAAGGCAAGCACAAGCAGAAGCAGAACGTTTAGCAGAGGAAGCTAGGAAAGCAGCAGAGGCTAGGGCCGCAGCAGAAGCTAGAGCAGCAGCAGAACGAGAAGCTGTCGCACAGGCAGAAGCTAGAGCGGAAGCAGCGGAAGCACGTTTAACTGAATCACGTGCGCAAGCAGAAGCAGATGCAGCAGCCGCAGAAGCTGCTAGAGAAGCAGATGCTTTAGCTCAAGCAGACGCTTTAGCAGAGGCCGTAGCTGCTGGAGAAGCTAGATACGGAGAGGCTGTGGCAGCAGGAGAAGCCTTAGGTGAAGAACGCTTTGGCGAAGGATTAGGCACAGGTAGAGGCCAAGGCGCTGGTGCAGGCATTGGTGCAGGACTAGGCTTAGGTCTTCTTGCCGGTATGGGCGGTGGAGCAGGAGGCACTGGAGGCTACACACCACCTGACTTTGAAGACTATGACTTTAGAAAAACATATCAAGCTCCTGAACTACTAGAGCTAGCACCACAGTACGCAGGGTATCAGGCTCCCACTACACTACAGGGACTATTTAGAGGATTCATATGAGTACGCAATATCTAACAATAGTTAACGAGGTACTGCGTAGACTACGTGAAGACGAAGTATCTGCCGTGGCTAACACAGCCTACTCTAAGATGGTAGGCGACTTTGTAAACGATGCTAAACGTATTGTAGAAGATTCACATGACTGGTCTACGTTACGAACAACTATTACTATCCCTACTGTAGCAGATACTACAGAATATAGCTTGACAAATGCCGGAGAACGTGTTAAAATATATAGTGTTATCAATGACACATCAAACTTTTTTATGCGCTATGAGTCACCTAACTGGTTTAACAATGCATATTATATCTCTGGTGAAGTCACAGGTACTCCAGACTCCTATACGTTCAGTGGTATAGACAGTAATGAAGACACTAAGGTACAGGTGTATCCTAAGCCTGACGCAGTATACTCTATGCGCTTTGACTTGATTGCAAGAGAAGCTGAGCTATCTAGCGATACAGACACTACAGTTTTACCTAAGAACGCTATCATACACAACGCTGTAGCTTTGTTGGCTAGAGAGCGTGGTGAGACAGGCGGTACTACTGCACAGGATTATTTCTTAATTGCAGACAAGCATTTATCCGATGCTGTTGCAATAGATGCCTATAAGAATCCTGAAGAATTTATTTACAGAGTACCCTAATGGCTCAAGAACGAAAAAGCATATATGTAGGTGCGCCGGGATTTCGTGGGTTAAACACTCAGGATTCTCCTGTAACTCAAGACTCCTCCTTTGCTTCTATAGCAGAGAATGCTATTATTGACAAGTTCGGCAGGATAGGTGCTAGAGAGGGGCTAAACAAACTGACTAGCTCTACTACACCTCTTGGATCTAGTGCTGGAATAGAGTCTGTCTTTGAGTTTACTAAGCGAGATGGGACTACTATTGTATTCTCTACGGGTAACAATAAGATATTTACAGGCACTACATCATTAACTGATGTTACTAACAGCATGACTATTAGTGCTAACAACTGGAAGATTATCTCCTTCAACGGAGATGCTTACTTTTTCCAGAGAGGCCATGACGCACTAGAGTACACTACAAGCGCAGGGACTATAGGAGTTTTATCTTCTAATGCTCCAGACGCTAATGAGGCTTGTGCTGCTTTTGGGCGTATATGGGCAGGAGATGTAACAGGCAATAAATATACCCTGCACTTTTCGGACACTCTTGATGGCGATGATTGGACAGGAGGCACATCAGGTTCTTTAGACCTAACTACTGTGTGGCCTACAGGCTTTGATGAGATTGTAGCTATAAGAGAGTTTAACAACTTCTTAGTTATCTTCGGTAAGCAAAGTATTCTGCTGTATTCAGGTGCTTCGGCTCCTGCTAGCATGGCTCTTTCTGATGTTATTACAGGTATTGGCTGCGTAGCTAGAGACAGTGTACAGGACACAGGTACAGATTTAATATTCTTATCTGACTCAGGTGTACGTAGCTTGGGCAGGACTATACAGGAAAAGTCAAACCCTATTGGTAACGTATCTAAAAATGTACGTGATGACATTATTTTTAATATAGGTGCAGAAACTGGAAACATTAAATCAGCGTATAGCCCAGAGAATGCGTTTTATCTATTGTTCTTTCCTAGTAGTTCTCTTGTCTTTTGTTTTGACATGCGAGGCACATTAGAAGACGGAAGTAATCGTGTTACTACATGGCCTGCTACTAAGATTCTTTGTGGTACTAGAGGATCTGATGGCACATTGTATTTAGGAACAGCTAAGGGCATCAATGACTACAGTGGCTACCTAGACGATACTTCACCGTACACTATGAAGTACTATACTCAACCATTGTCCTTCGGTGATGCATCAAGGCTAAAGATACTTAAAGAATTAACATTTAAAGTTATCGGTGGACAAGGGTCTACTTTGGTCTTAAACTGGGGTTACGACTACACAGAAGCATACGCTAAACAATCAATAACTATTGTTAACTCTAGCATAGCGGAGTATGGAATAGCTGAGTATAATGTAGCTACCTCTGAATACAGCGCATCTATTATTGTAGATGACGCTAGGGTTAAATCAACAGGGTCAGGAACAGTAGCTACTATCGGAGTAGATGCAATAATTAACAATAGGTCTTTGTCAATACAAGAACTAAAGACTGAGGCACTTATAGGCAGATTAGTATGACAAATTACTCAAAGACAACTAACTTTACAGCTAAAGACTCTTTAGTATCTGGAGATGCTAATAAGATTGTCAAGGGCGCTGAGATTGACGTAGAGTTTGACAATATTGCAACAGCGTCAGCAACTAAAGCAAACATAGCTAATCCTACGTTTACAGGTGTTGTTTCTTTTCCTGATGGCTCTGCTGGTGCTCCTTCAATTACAAATACTGGAGACACTAATGCAGGCTTGTTCTTCAGTGCAGCAGATACTCTAGCTTTTGCTGCTGATGGCACCGCACAGTTTACATTTGCAAACGGTGTGATTGCCCCTGTCACAGATAATGACATAGACCTTGGTACTAGTTCACTAGAATTCAAGGACGGTTATTTTGATGGTACAGTGCACACTGATGCTATTAATTTAAATGGCACAGCTATCACAAGCACCGCAGCAGAACTTAACATTCTTGATGGCGTAACGTCTACTGCTGCTGAACTTAACATTCTTGACGGTGTTACAGCTACCGCCGCTGAACTAAACTATAGTGACACTGGATCTTCCGTAGGAACAGTAGTAGCCAGTAAAGTAGTTACGGTAGATGCAAACAAAGACGTAGCCAGCTTTCGTAACATTACTTTAACCGGGGAGCTAGACGCAGGATCTCTTGACATTTCTGGTGATGCAGATATAGATGGCACACTTGAAACAGATGCACTGTCTATTAATGGCACTGCTGTTACATCTACTGCCGCAGAACTAAACATACTTGATGGTGTCACCAGTACAGCAGCAGAGCTAAACATTTTAGATGGTGTCACAAGCACTACGGCTGAACTTAATATACTTGATGGGGTTACTGCAACTACAGCAGAAATTAACTATGTAGACGGTGTAACATCTAATGTTCAAACGCAGCTTAATGCTAAAGCTCCTATAGATGGAGCTACATTCACAGGCACTACTACTATACCTACTGCTGACATCAATGGTGGAGCTATAGATGGAACTACTGTAGGCTCTAGTTCTGCATCTACAGGAGCATTTACTACTATATCTGCGTCTGGAAATGTAGATTTTAATGGCGACTTAGACGTAGATGGCGCGTCCACTTTTGACGGCATCACTAACGCAGGAAATTTTGCTACTGATGGTGGCACAGTAAAACTCGACGGCAATCATCCAGTTTCTACTGACAACGTAGCACTGGGTAACACCGCCCTAGATAGCAATAGTTCTGGAGATCAGAATACGGCTATTGGTGCCAACTCTCTGACTGCCCTTACTGGGTCAAATAACAATACTGGCGTCGGGTATAACACCCTTGCGGCAACTACTGGGGCGAAAAATGTTGCAGTAGGTTCTACTGCGATGGCAGCGAACGTCAATGGCTCTAACGCGGTGGCAGTTGGATTTGGTGCCTTAGATGCCCAAGCGCCTAGCACGGCTACGGATACCTATAACGTAGCAGTGGGCTATGAGGCAGGTGGGGCAGTCACCACGGGAACTAGCAACACCCTGATCGGGGGTTTAACTGGTGACGCAATTACAACGGGTGCTGGAAACACATTGGTTGGTTATGCTGCGGGGGGCGCAGAAAGCACAGGTAGTAACAATGTTATTGTAGGTCAAGCAGGACAGGCACAAACACTCACCAACGACACCGTTGCAGTGGGTGACGGCGCGTTACAAACAAACACTAAATCAGCTAAAAACACAGCAATCGGTAGAAGTGCATTAAGAAATCTTAACCACACTACTGCTACAGATGCATACAATGCGGCTTTAGGTTACAACGCAGGTCTGTCAGTCACCACGGGACTTAGAAATACCCTCATCGGCGGTCTTTCAGGTGACGCTTTAACGGATGCAGATGGCAATGTAGCGGTTGGCTACAACGCTCTAACAGCCGACACTTTAGGGAGTTTAAGTGTTGCTATTGGAAGGTCAGCTTTAGAAGCACAAAACTTCACTACCGCAACTAACTCTTTAAATGTAGCCATAGGATATAACGCAGGAGCGGCAGTCACCACGGGAGTTAAAAATACATTTTTGGGCGCTCTTGCAGGTGACGCCTACAACACATCGAATAACAACGTCGCTGTTGGCTACGCTGCTTTAAGCTCTGATACCAAAGGCACTAAGAACGTCGCTGTTGGTTTTGAAGCTCTACTGGATCAAAACCAAACGACAAACACAGATGTCTTCAACGTAGCAGTCGGTTATCACGCAGGCACAAATGTCACCACGGGAGTACAGAACACCCTGCTTGGTGGTCTTGCTGGTGATGCTCTTACTGATGCTGACTTTAATGTAGCAGTGGGAGTGACTGCTCTAGGTGGAGATACTCTTGGGAGCAAATCTACAGCCATTGGATATAGCACTCTTGTAAATCAAAACTTTACCACAGCAACTGACACTCTCAATACGGCAGTCGGGTATGAGGCAGGTGCGTCAGTCACCACGGGAA